GGTGCTTTAATGGGCGGATCAAGTCCAGCTAACGATGTATATTTAAGAGTTGTTTCAGTTAACGGCGTTGGTGGTATCACTGATGTACGTGTAGAAGGAGCAGACGAATCAACAACACCATCAGCGGCAGACGCTGGCGTATTTGAAAATAAAGGTATGACAGATCTAGTTGGTTCAGGTGCAACATTTGATATTGCAAACGACGGATCAAGCTATAGTACAACAGTTACAGCAAATGGTACAAACTATCATGTAGGTCAAACTTATGTAATAGCAGGTAATTTAATTGGCGGATCTACTCCTGCTAATGATGCAACTATTACAGTTGATAGTGTAAACGGTGAAACTGGTGCTATTTCAACAGTAAGCATAACAGGTAGTGCACCAGCATTACCAACAGTGTTTACTGGACAAGCAGGTAGTAATGTAGCACATGCAGGCTCAAGCGGAACATTTGATATTACTAGAACTTCAGGTGTATATAGTCTTGCTATTAACGCAAGTGGTAGCGGATACGAAATTGGTAACATAATTACTATTCCAGGTAATACACTAGGTGGTGCAACTCCAGCACAAGATGCAACAGTTATTGTAACAGCCAAAGATGGTAGCGGTGGATTAAGCACAGCAAGTATTACAGGTTCAGCAGTTGCAGGTGGTGGACTAAACTTAGTAAACGGTGTTACACTAACAGACTTTACAACAACTACAATTGATGCGGCTACAAGTGTTAACTTTGAAGCACTATCAACTATTGAAATTACATGGCCTTATGCACACGGAATTGTGCCAGGTGATACATTTGTTGTTGATGTTAACTCAGATGATGGAGGCTCAAATAATCACTCACTAGCGGCAGGTTCGTTTATTGCAATTAATGTTCCAACTAGTAAAAAGATTAGATATAACACAAGAGCTCCAGGATCTGTAAGTGAATTTGATGGCAGTTCTACAGAAGATAGAATCCAAGGTAACGTGTACTTACGTCCAGATAGTTTCTTTATTCACAGACCATATGATGGTGGTGTACAATTAGGAACAGGCGGACCACAGCACGGTGCTCAAGCAATTAGACAGAGTAAAAAATATATTAGATACCAGTCAGGTAAAGGTATTATGTATACCACTGGTGCATTGTTTGCACCAAGTTATGACGTAAGAACTATTACAGCAGACGGCACAGGTATTGGTGCAATCATTACTATTGTAACAGATGATAACGATCACGGCGCACAAGTTGGTGGTAAGGTTAGACTTATTGGTGTTGAATCAGCAGGTTATAACGGTGAATATACTGTTACACAAATCATTGACGAAAGAACATTAAAATGTTTATCAACACGCAGACTAGGTACACAAAATGCTGTACTAGGTTTTGCGGCACAGCTGACAGTTGTTGGTTGGCATGGAGCAACAGTCCGTTCAGGTATCTTTGATGATCAAAACGGAATTTATTGGGAGTTTGATGGCTCGAACATTAGTGTTGCACAACGTACAAGTACAAAGCAAATTGCAGGTACTGCACAAGTTACAGTTGACTCTAACTTAATGATAGGTACTAACACAAGATTTAGAGATCAGTTAAAAGCTGGTGATAGAATTGTTATCAAAGGAATGACACACGTTGTTGCAAACGTTGATTCACAAACACAAATAACAGTAACACCAGACTACAGAGGTGTTAACAATGTTGCATCATGTAAAGTAAACTTAATTACAGATAAGAAAGTTTTACAAGAAGAGTGGAACTTAGACAGAATGGACGGCACTGGCAAGAGTGGATACAATATGGATGTTAGATACATGCAGATGATTGGTATTCAATACAGTTGGTATGGTGCTGGTTTTATTGACTGGATGGCACGTGGTGCTGATGGTAACTTTGTATTCTGTCACAGAATGCGTAACTCAAACGTAAACACAGAAGCGTTTATGCGTTCAGGTAACTTACCAGTGCGTTATGAAGTTACAAACGAAGGTGCATCATCAGCTCTTATCGACGACATTGATGCTACACAAACATTTATACCAGTTGTAGAATCTAAGTTCTTCCCAGATAACGGAACAGTGTATATTGATAACGAAATTATTAGTTACACAACTATTGATCATACACTAAAAAGATTAACAAACTGTACAAGAGGAACTACACTACAAAACTTCCAAGCTGGTGCAACTAGACAGTACAACGCAGGTCCAGCAAGTGGACACGCAGAGCGTACTGGTGTTATTTTAATTAGTAACAGTATTACACCACTTATATCACACTGGGGTTCAGCGTTTATTACAGACGGTGGCTTTGATGATGATAGAGGTTACATCTTCTCATACACAGAAACAGGACTAAACATTAGTACAACAAGACAAACAGCGTTCTTACTTAGACTAGCACCTAGTGTTAGTAATGCTATTGTTGGTGACTTAGGTGATAGAGAACTGTTAAACAGAGCTCAGTTGCTTATGCAAGGTCTAGAGATTACATCAGATGGACTTGATCCTGAAAATTCTAACGCTCCAATTTACGGCGGTATTGTTGTTGAAGGTATTTTGAATCCACAGAACTATCCACTTAACCCAGGAGACATTGGTTGGACTGGATTGTCAGGACTAGCACAAGGTGGACAGCCAAGTTTTGCACAGGTTGCATCAGGTGGTTCTGTTAACTGGAACAGTGGTGATACAGCGACATATAGTACAGCGGCAGTTATGCCACAGGTTACAACAACAGCACAATTAATGCCATGGTGGTCATTTAGAACAAACAGAAATTACGCATATTTTGATGCAAACAGTTGGGAAGATTCTAACTTATCAGTTGGTGACCAGGTTAACGCAGATGGCGGAGGAAACGAATACTTCCCACAAGGTACTACAATTCAACAGATTGTTGACCAAAGTATTTACGGAAGATACTTAGTTTACTTCTCAGGTAATTCAAATTCAAATTCAGGTAACGGTGCTACACAAACATTCCAAAAAGGTGGCGATGAATCTAATTCAAACTTTGCATTCTTCCTTAAAAATGTTTGGGACGCGGCTGGTGCAAGATCAGGTACTGAAATTGGTGATGCTGGTGGTGCACCAACTAACCAAGGCGATATTAGTATGCCATCATCAAGTTATGTGTCAAATATTGAAGGACCATTACTATTTGGGAACCAAGGTTCGGGTGGTATTGAATTCTATAGAGTTAGCTTTAACAACAGTTACAACGGTACACTTAGCCCAGGCGACTTGTACAACTTTAAATTCCAACAACCTCCATACGCACAGCCAGGAGAAACAGTGTTCTCATTCATTGCTCAACCTGGAGAAAGATCTACATTGGATCTAGGACAATTGAAAGAACTTACAAATACTACACTAGGTGGTAGAGGTACTTTCCCAAATGGTCCAGACGTGCTTGCATTGAACGTTTATAAAACGTCAGGCGCGGCAGTAGATGCGAATATTATTATTAAATGGGGTGAAGCTCAGGCTTAATCTTTTTAAGGGGTAGTAGTTACAGAACCATCAGCATCATCTTCGGATGGTGCTGTTTCCATTTGTGGCTTAGACTTTTGACTATCACCAGGTGCAATACGATAATTATCTTCAACACTATCAGGTGTACTTACTTCAGTAACACTACTTCCAGGTTCCATACAAACTAATTGATGTGGCATTAGTGGCGGATTGCGCCATGTCATACCTTCTGTAAGTTCTTGTGATTTATACTCAGCAGTAGTTGTGTCAATATAATTTAATAGAAAACGTCCGTTGTTAACAAACCATGTTTCGTCTTTTTCTTTATGAAAGTGCATACTAAACTTAGAACCAACTTTTTCAAATACCATAATTTTACCACAGTATAAATCATTCGTTGCCCAAATTACTTCGTAACCCCAGCCTTTGTCTACTTTACCTTCTAGTCTAGTTGGTTCCATTAATGTACTCCTCGATTGTATGCCAGTGTCTTATTGCTATAGCATTATGTAGTTTTGCATTATCTGCACAAGTGTATTCTTGATATTGACTTTTTAAATGATCTGGCATTGGAATGTATTCAATTTTTGCATCATATCTTTTAGCAATTAATTTAGCAACTTCTTCAACATTAACTGCTTTACTTGTTCCTAAATTAAATACACCGCACGTATCAGTTTCATGCATCATTTTTTCATGTACAACAGCAACGTCATGCACACTTACAAGGTCTCTTTTAAATTTATTGCTACCTTCAAATAGTTTAATTACTCCGTCTTGACTTGCTTGCTTTTGAAACTTACTAACTAGACTCATTTGATCACCTTTGTGACCTTCACCAGGACCGTATACGTTAAAGTACCTAAAGTTCTGTACAAGCATACCAAAATTTTCGTAGCCGTTTTCTTTTAAGAATTTATCAATTAGGTACTTACTCCATGCATAAGGTGTTTGCGGATAAACAGGATCTGACTCTTTAAAACTAGTGTTGTTACCGTAAACAGCAGAAGTACTTACAAGTTGAATATTAGTATTATAATTTTCGCAAACTTGTAATAGACGTAATGTAAATTCATAATTATGAGCCCAAACTTTGTCTACATCTCTTTCAGTAGTATCTGATATTGCTCCACAATGTATTACCCAATCGTATGATGATACGTCTGGAACTACATGTTCAACCCACTCAAAGCCTTCAACTTCGTGGTCTCTTGATTGTAGATAATTGGCAATATAGCTACCAACAAATCCTTTATGTCCTGTTACTAATACTTTCATTTGTACCTCTTTTTACTATTATACTATCTTTAATTACCGTTGTCAATCTTTTTAATTATGCTTGTTGTGCTATGTCCTTCAACAGTAGGGAATATAACAACATCAGCTAGATGATTTCCTACCACAGTATCAAAGGTATAGTCGCCACCTTTTACTATAATATCTGGCTCTAATTTGGTCATTGCTTCCAACGGAGTATCTTCATCAAAAATAATTACATCATCTACAAAACCAAGCTCTAAGAGCAATTCCTTGCGGGTGTCCTGATCGTTAATGGGTCTTAAATCGCCTTTTAAACGCTTAACACTTGTATCGCTGTTAATACCCACTATAAGCCTATTTCCTAAGCTGTATGCGTGTCTAAGTAGCTTTAAATGGCCTATATGCAGTATGTCAAACACTCCATTAGTCCATACAACTACATCTTCTAAATCATCTTTTTTAAGAATATATGTACCAGCATGTTTTACACTTTCTGTCGAACCACGAACAGCAATCTTAATTGCTTTTTCATAATCATGCCCTTTAGTAAGTGCATATACAAAACTTGCTAAAAAACAATCACCAGCACCTGTAACATCTGCTACTTCTAAATTATCAACAGGTACTTCATATCTTTTACCATCAATAGTAGCAATAACTTCTTCACCAGCATTAGTAGTAATAATATTACCCTGCCAATTATCAAATTCTAATGATTCGAATTCACTGTAGTTAGGTTTTACTAACCAAGCACCTTCGTAGAACCACTGGTTTTCTTTTGGATCTACAATTATCTTACAATTAAATGTATTAATATGTTCAATAATTTCTCTTGCTTCATCTAATACACCTTTGTTGTAGTCACTTAGTAAAACATAGTCGTATTGAGAAAAATTAGTTTCTTTTACTTGTTTTAAAACTTCTGTTCCGTTTGCTTGTGCGTCATCATCAATACGTGTGATATAATGTCCGTCACAAATTATTCTAGTTTTAACACTAACTTGACCTTGTGTTTCAAACATATCAACATCAACGCCTAAACTTTTTAAGTTTTCATATACAAGTCCTGCACCGCCTCTTGTTTCTTTTTCTTCAATATAAGTTATTACAGGAACAGGTGCTTCTGGGCTGATACGTGTAGATGTACCGTAGATATATTTGTCGATAATTACATCGCCAATAACTAAAACTTTCATTACATATCCTTTATATATTGTGTATTGTCTGGTAAATGTTGAGTGTGGTTATCAAAAACTTCAACATGATAACGATATGCACTGTCACTAAAATCTATATCATTATTAAACTTTAATTCTCTTTCAGCAACTTCAGATGTTAATTTACCTGTGCCTGCAAGTACATAACTCCACAAAGGCCATCCTGCTCCGCCTTCTGGTCTAGGGAATAATGTCATATTAGGTACTCTATGTTTGCAAACTTCGTGTATTGATTTTACAAACTCTGTAGTTGTTACTCCACTATCAATATACTTCCAAAATTCTGTATCATTGCGTCCGCATGTATAATGTGCTACTAAGAAATCTCTTGTTGTGTCATACATATGAGCTTTGTCGTTGTTGTATTTGTTAACGGTTCCTTCGTTGCATGTGATATCTCTGTTAGTAGACAAGCAACTAAACACAAAATCTTTTAATTGCATAATTGTTGTATGTATACTTGTTGCTTCTAATGGTTCTGCAAAGGCCGCACACAATCCAATTGATAAAACATTCTTAATCCAAAGTGTTTCTTGCCTTCCTGATTCAAACTTTAATAGTCTAATTGGATCAACTTTACGCCCAATTGTTTGCTCAAGTTCAGCATGTGCTTGATCAGGTGTAACAAATTCATCACTGAATACGTATCCACAACCACGCCTATTTTTTGTAGGTATTTGCCAACACCAACCATTATTTTGTGCCCATGCATTAGTTACAGGTTGAATAATTTCATCATCTTCATACGGCAAAAAAAATGGTAATGCACTGTTTACAGGCAAATTATCCTTGTAACTTTTCCATTTTCCGCCTACTGCTTTCATAAGCACTTGATTGAATCCACTAGCATCAATAAACATGTCGCCTTCAACAGTATTACCATTACTTAACTTAACTGACTCTACAAATCCAGTGTCTGACTCAAGCATAACTTGTTCAACTTCACTGTCAATATGTGTAACAGTTTCACAAATCTTCTTAAAATATTGGCCTACTTTGTGTGCATCAAAGTGATATGCATGATTGCCTGCAGGCTCAACAAAACTATTTTTATTATGATGTATTTTATACCCAAGTTCAGTAGCAATATGTAATAAGTCTTGATCTCTGTAACCTAAAGCATGTTGAAACATAAGGTCAACAACATCATTACTAGTTGGTGTGCCATCAATAGGACCATAATAATGTTTGTTTTTGTCAGGTCCCCAACCAATATGTTTAATACCTAATTTAATTGTAGCATCACACTCTTTAATAAAGTCTTGTTCATTACAACCAAAGTCCCACATCTCATTGTGGATAATATTTGTTAGTGATCCTGTTGATCCTTCGCCTGCACCTATGATACCAATCTTTGAACTTTCAATGACTGTTACTGTGTTTTCGGGCTTAATTTTTGAAATCATTAGAGCCGCTAGCCAACCGGCAGTGCCTCCTCCAACAACAACTATCTTCATACTAAACTTCCTCTATCTCCTCTGAACATTGCTCGTTCAGCCCAGTCTAACCCTATATTTGTACTTTCAATAGCATCAGTGTGATTAACACTTCCGTGCATACGATGTTGCTCTGCTATCAAAAAGTCACGCATGATAAAGTTTATTTCTATAGGATTTAGGTAATTTAAATCTACATTAATAGGATATCCCATTTGTATTAACCACAAGTGCCAATTAGGAGGATGAAACAATGTACGAGACTGTACATTAGTATAAAATTTTCTGTTTGGATCTTTTAACCAGCGTTCATAAAATAAATGTTTGTCTGACTTAACATGTGTTTCCTTTACATAATTCCAAAATGGTGTGTCCCATTTAGTATCAGCATAGTGACTATTAATAAAGTCAACAGCATCTTCGTACCAGTATTGCATATCTTTGTTATATGAGTCTATATCAGCTTGTCCGTAAGCGTATTGCGGAATACGCTCTGCTAACATTTTAACACCATTAGTCATACTAGCAAGTCCAGTTGACTCTAACGGTTCGATAAATCCACCACTAAGGCCGATTGAAACAACATTATTCTCCCAGAAATTTTCACTGTAATAAGGAAGCCAGTCAATAACTTTTAAGTCTTCAGGTTTAATTCTACCATCCCAGTGGTCACAAAAATATTGTTTTGCTGTATCAATGTCTGTTATGTCTTTATTGAAAACCATACCACTACCAAAACGTGTTTGTGTAGGAATTTTCCAAATCCAACCGTGATCAACAGCAGGACAATTTACATATGGTACACGTTCTTTTTCTACATCATTGTACGGAACATGTCCAGCAACAGCAGTGTTTGTAAACAATCTACCTTCACCTAATAGTTCTACACGTTTAGGTTTTTTAAGAATATTAGCAAAGCCTGTACAGTCAATATAAAAATCTGAATAGTGTTTTTTTCCATTTTTCAAATCTAAACTTTCAATATCATTTTGTTCGTTACGATTTACATTAACAACTTCACTTTTAATTAGATTAATCTTGTCTCCACAATGTCTTTGTAATACTTGTGTCAGTTTGCCAGCATCAATATGGAATGCTAGGGTGTCGAATGCTCCCCACATATCTACTTTGTTATTTTGACTACATTCATATGTAGGCATCCCGGCAGTTTTGAAATCCATATCTTGTTTTTGTGCCCAAATATCATACTGTGTAGCGGCTTTATCAAGATAACTTCTATTTAAATAAAAAGGATGCCATACACTACCTTTAGGATCTCTCCAACCAGGAAAATTAATACCTGCTTTGTATGTTGTATCAATATCTTTAAACCATTCAGTTAAAGATAATCCGCACTCTCTTAAATATGATGGGAATGTAAGTACAGTTGCTTCACCAACACCAATAGGATTTCCAACTTCTTTGTCGATTACTGTTAGTTCAATATCCCACATATTATTTTGAATGTATGCGGCCGCTAACCAGGCCGCTGAACCGCCGCCAACAATAGTAATATTTTTAAGTTGTTTCATTTATTTGTCCTGTTCTAAATAATCAATTAAACTAAACACTGTTTCAAATTTAGTTTGATTGGTTTTACTTTGTAATGTATTGCGTAATCCCATGTGTAATGGTTTAGGCCATCTTCCAAAACTTACCCATGCATATCCGTCATGTTCTTCGTTTAGTTGTGGAAGGAATTCATCTTTTAATATGCACAAATATGTATGAAAACTAAATTTTTCATCTGTACTAATAAAAGTTTCTAATGGAATTGTTTTGATTATGTCCGGTAATTCGCCGACTTCTTCGTGTATTTCTCGTTGTAGTGCAGGCCACGGAGCTTCATTCTTACCGTTAGTACCGCCTACTAATCCCCATACATGTTTTTGTTTGCTTTGTGTGCGGTGTAATAATAAAAACCGTTGTGTTTTAAGTGAATAAAATAAGGCACCACTGCATATAATTTCTTGACTCATACAAGTACTTATTTTAGAGTGATAGGCGCCAGGTGCCTTTTCGGTATTCGCCTTCGAATGAAAGTATCCATTCTGTACCAGTCCATCTGTACTGTACACCAGTATTTAGGTTGGTTATATATTTTGTTGTAGTTCCTGTGTCTGCACTAGCATCAAATACAACATGCCAATTAGAGCCATCCCATTCTACAATGTCATTTTCGCCTGCTACAAAGTCTGTATTATCTGCATTTTTCCATGCATCAGGCCCATCATAACCTGCTACACCTACATTATCACTGGTATTAATAGCACCTAATAATAACAATCTTAGTCCTGCCGCTTTTGCATCAGTTGGATTATACTTACCAGGATTAATAATAAAATCAATTGAACCTGTATTATTTCTACCAGCTGGCGAGTTTAGTGTTGTGTTAGTAGGTATAGTATCTTCATCCCAATCAACAACCAATTGACTCTCGTCTAGTGGGTTAATAGTTACCGATCCATTAACACTTATACTTGTATCTTCACCTTCTAATATCTTACGCTGTAATTGTAACTGTGATAATCCTGCTCTATATTCGCCTGGTAATACTTCTATTAATTTAGTCCAAGTTACTGTTCCTGTTTTTCCTCGATCAATTAGTTGTGCAATGTTATTCATTACAACCATATCATAGTCTTTGTATGTAGCAGTATTAACTGATAGGTTCAATGTATCTCTTTGTATACGATCAGTCTGCTTATCCATTGCCGCCCTTTCTGCTGGACTATCAGAATATGCCTTTAATTCAGGTGTACTAATACCTAATGCAATATTACCATTTGATTCGTCAAATATACTCATAATAACATTTGTTATAATACCTAACTTTTTAACTTTAGCAGGCATGTTAATGTATATTGGAGTTGTAAAACTAAGTTGTGCAACATCAATTTCACTTTCTGTTCCAATTGGAATACTTCTATTACTAAAACTTGTGCTAGTTAATTCCACACTAGTTAAACTACTCCAGTCGACATAATTATCTGTTGTTTGTATTTCTAAACTAGGATTAAACAACATTAATAACTGTTCCATAATTTGTAATTTTTGATCTGTGTTAGTTGACCAAATATCTA